CGAAGGGTCAAATCAGCCCTGCCGTCTGTTTGAAAGTGAAGTCAGTAGCCAGCCAGGAAAGCTGCGCCAGCGTCGCGCCCTTCATGTGGATGGCGCAAACCCGCCCAAGGCCACCGACCGAGCTCCAAAGCTCGGAGATCGTTTGGCCGTCCGACCATGGCGCGGTGTCCCATAAAGCCGTATCCCATTCGCTCTCAGGAGAGCTGGGCAAGCTTGGCGGAACCTGCGGTATGTCCAGGGCGTAATCGACTTCCAAGACAATCTTGATCGCCGGGGTGCCCGCATAGCGGAAGATCGGGCGGATCAATGTCCAGAGCTTGTTCAGGCCCGGATCACCCATTGTCACGAAAGCTTGGCGGCATTCCCAATTGATCGCCGACCCATTATCCGAATAGCCCGTATCCCACTTGTAAACCGCCCCATCGGTCCCGCCGAAATATGGATCATCGTTCAGGAGAGCCCAGCAATTGGCGTTGATGTTGATAAATCTGCACCAGGCACCTGTTACCGTATCGGCGCAGTATTGCTGGATGGTCTGGTTTTGCGAGATCGGGACATTGACGATGCAGAGATTCCCCCGGGGATAGAGGAAAATCTGCCAACCGAAATTATCTCCATAAAGCTGGGTAGCGGTGTTAACGGCGCTCCCGATCTTCTGCGAAATCGCCTTGGTGGTATCAACCCGACCCAGCCAGAGAACTTGAGACAGCGCCACAAGGCCGTCCTGGCAGATGATGTAAAGATCGGCCCCGATCTTCTCAATGCACCTGTACCCGACCGGAACGCCGATGCGGCCTCGGTTCTGGAGCGCCCATTGCGTCGCATCGCCCGGATCGGTGCCGGCATAGACAGCGAATTCTCCCATATTGGTCAGGAAGACGATCAAATCCTGTTGTTCGGTCAGACCAGCGCGGCTCCAGGAGCCGATGGCAACCAGATGCCCGCCCAAAGGGAACAGCGAGGAAAGATCGAACGATGTTGCGGCCCCGCCGATGGAATTAACCGGCAAATACCAGAAGGCGAGGGAGTTCTTGACGACGAAATACAGCCGCTGCTGATAAGCGCAGATGTTGATGATCGTGCTTGAGGTTAGACCCGTAATAGCCGGGGTCGTCTGGATTGTCGTTCCATTGAAATTCCACGGGGTATCGGCCCCGTTGACGGCAACAATAAATTCTCCGCCAGGCGTTCCGAAATTTGTGAACTGCCAGCGGTTGCTCGTGTATCCGGTTCCCAGAGCCGCCCCAACTGCGCCTCCGGCCGTGACATCGAACACCGAACCATTTGCTGCGGCCAGAAGCTTCTGGGCGGAAGGACCACCGTAATTGAACAGCGTCTCGACGTTGCCGCCCAACCCGGTTGCGAAAGATTGGTATCCCTTCCTCACCGTGCAGTCCGAGGTTGTCGGAATTATATTGTCCATAATCAGTGAATAGACGGGGTCCATCGCCGCGATGGAATCGTAGACATTCCATCCCCCGATTGGAGAGGGAAAGCGGGTTGACTGAGCCAGCTGAGTTCCCCGTCCGGCCCCTCTAATGGACGGATCGCGGCTTGGTATTGGGAGCGGCATCAGGTGGGCCAGTTGCCGTCAGGGAGATTGGGATAGCGCTGGTTCCAGTACCTGGAGCGCCGACCCATGCTGATGATCTTCGGATTGCCGCCGTCAGAGGATTCCCGCTCGCCAAGGCAATCCTGGTAGCGGATCAGATCCTCGGTATAATCTATGCCTTTCGCGGCCTTAAACCGAACGACAAGACCATAGGTCATCATCGTTTCGTCTAGGAGACCTACGTCGGTATCTGCGCTCCACTGGTATTGCCAAACCGATCCATCGGCATTGCTGCACCAGTTTTTGGACGTGTACTCCCAATAGATATTTTCCCCAGCGGGCGGAATCGGGAAGATATTCAGGTGGCTCTCGATGATCCGGAACCCAAAATACGGTCCAGCCGCCGACCACGCCTGAGCTGCCGCCCATTCCGTGGGAGACATCGGCCCGATCAGTTCGCGGATCAGACTGAGGTCCCACGGCGTTCCCGACACCATCCGGTCATAGTCGGCGCCGAGAACATCGGTAACCAGGCCCTGGTCCTGAGCATTGATCGTCGTGGTGGTGACGATCTTGGCCAGTTCCTGCCAGGGCCGTTTCCGCGCAAGTTCGATCCCTTCCATGTTCGACAGGGCGAGTAATTGGACCACATTGCCGTCACTGTTGTTGATGACAATATTCGGCTGTGGGATGCCAATCATCGCCGCTGCGTTTTGAACGATGGTAAGGAGCGACATTTAAGCGGACACGTTCGCGCTGTAGCTCGATACGCCGCTGACATTCGCGATACAGCGGAAGATCGCCGACTTGTTCGCCGGGACGTTGACGCCGGTATTGACCGACAGGCCGTTGATCTGGCCGCCGACCGGGGGATAGATCACGGCGGTGGTGCCGCTGGTGTTCACGACCTCCTGGGTGCGGCCGATATTATGATTGGGCAGGATGCCGCCGGTCTGGGAAGCAGCGGCAGTCACAATGTTTACGGTCGGCACAAGAGCGGCGGCGGTGCCCTGGGTCGTGCCGGTTAAGGTCACGGACCCGATACGCTCGCCAATGATTTTGGCGGCTTCGGGAGCAATACCGGCGGCGGCAAGATTATCGGAAGAGGCGCCCATGATTGATTACTCCTGGTTCACGCGCGGCCGACCAGGACCGCGGCGCATGGGTGTGGAATCGAGAAGTTCGGCGGGATGCAGTTCGACAGGCTGCTCGATCGGAGCGGCCTGCTTGGCGTCCACAACGGCGCTCAGGCGCTCCATGGTCGCCTGCATGGTGTCGAGTTGCTGCCGGAGCACGGCGTTCTCAGCCGCGACGCGTTCGGCTTCGGCGCTGCCCTGCTTGGACTGCAGGAAAGCCTTGGCCTTGGTGCGCAGGTCATAGGTGCCCGGCCCAAGCGTCTGGCAGAGGCTATCCGAGGCTTCGACCAACTGCTCGACGGTGTAGACGTTGAACGAAGCGAGGTTTTTGGTGCGCGAATTATCGCCCAGCCAATCGCGGAGAGGGGTGCCTGTAGCCTCCATTTCCCGACCGGCCTTGAACGCCTGGTATTCCTGCGGGAACCCGCCTTCCTCGCGGCGCCGGTAACGGTGATGATCCGTCGCCACAACCACCATGGGGCTGTTCTTCGGATCGTTCATGTTGGTGATTTCCACCATCTCGATCACCGGAACTGAGCCATCGTCGCGGATGACGGTCTGGCCGAACCCATCGGGGCGCGGGTCCGGCCCCATGAAGAATTTGGCCGTGATGACCGATGTCCCATGCGGAACCATTCCCTCGCCCGCGCGGGGGTCCAGCACCCAAGCCGGCGGTGCGCCGGGGGCCTCAACAACAGTTTCCATGATGTCCTCTGGTTAGGCCGCTATCTGGGCCGGGGAATGCCTATGCAGCGCGGCTAAATTCGCCGTAGTGCGTTTGAGCGGCGGCTGCATAAGCGTTGTTGGCGTCCTGTGGCGTAGGAAATGTTCCTAGATGCTTCAGGTGCCCGTTCACTCTGATCTTGGCGGCATATCTGCCGCTGCGGGTGCGGTTTACACCCTTGATACCCAAGATATTATTTTTAGGCGCGCTGCTATTGGCCTTGTTTTGTGAATGCGTCGCCGCTCGAAGATTAGAAATTCTATTGTCAGATTTATTTAGATTGCGGTGATCGGTCCGGCAGTTCGGCCACTCTCCGTAATGGAGGAACCAAGCAACACGATGTCCCGCGTATTTTTTCCCGCGAACAATCACGATGATATAGCTGTCGTTGCGCCGATGCCCGGCGACTGAACCGGCCTTGACACAGCACGACACATCACGCGCCCACGTCAAAATGCCAGTCTCCGAGTCATAACTGAGGGCCGAACGAATCGCATCTAGTTCCGTATTGGACGGCGTTCCCAATCGCCCCCTCATGCTGCCTCATCCTGTTTGGTGGCTAAACCTCGGAGCCGGACGAACCAACAATAATTGGTGCCCAGTTCGAGCGTCATGCCGGTGCGGGCAATGAATTCATCCACCGCGCGGGTGACGCCGAAATCGTATTCAGGATTGTCGTAGTCGTGACCCGAGAGCAGACCGCCAGCCTTCAGTTTTGGCAGCCATGCCTCGATATCCGCTTTGCAGCCTTCGTAGGAGTGATCTGCGTCGATGAAGACGAAATCGAGCGTCCCATCCAGTATCTGCCGCGCCGCCTCGATCGAGGGATCGCGCAGAATGATCGTGCGGTTATCGGCGAAGGCGATATTGCCTTGAGCCTCGCGCATGAAGCCGTCCTGCTGCTCCAATGAGAGCCCAGCGTGAAAGTCTCCGGTCTTGGCGTAGGCGCTGTCGAAATTAGATGCGCTCCAGCTATCGACCATCACCAGATGGAGGCCCGGCATGTAGGCCAACAATCTACGGGACATATGACCGCGAAACACGCCGATCTCGGCGCCGACCGGCCTCTCGATATGCTTCATCCGCTCAGCGACCGCCGAAGCCCGAAGGCAGGCCGGCGAATCATCCGGCTCGATGATGCCCTGTTCGGCCAGGGCGTGTTTGCGGGACAGTTCATGCGCCACGGCAGGCAGCAGCCCATCGCCATGCACGATGATCTCACACCCGGCATTTGCCAGCGCCGCCGCCACGCCCTGGAATTCCTCGGCCTGCTGCGCCATCCATGGGGCGGCGGAATAGGTCTTTCCCGCTACCATGACCTCGATCCGACCATCGTCATCGTTCAGAGGCTGCGGATATGCGTGGCCGTGGCCGTCGCGGTAGCTGGAGTCCATCCCGATCAGGTGGATCTTGCGATATCCCAGGAGATAGGCGACGACCATGGCCTGGAGACCGACAGTCGTTCCGCCACCGATCAGCGGGGTATCTTTGGGCAGGAGCTCTGCTAAACCGGCGACGTTCGGATGGTAGATAGTCGTCGTGAGCATCGGGCAGCGGTTCAGCACCTCAGGATGGCACTGAGAGGCGACCAGATGACCGATTGCCCGCTTATCGAGCATATCGGCCATTTCAGGCCGAGCATCGAGTATCATCTGGAAACACGGAATATTCCGGTCAAGCAGATAGGTCGCCGCTGCGTTCAACGCGATAATTTCACTGGCTGGCGGAATGCGGTTGAGCCATTCCGGCATAGATGGACCACCCCCCGCGATGACGACTGCGCGAGTGTTCGCCGGAAGCGTCCGTAGCTCGCGCCAGCCGCGCGCCAGTGCGTCTTTGCAGTTATCGAGGATCGTGCGCCCATCCGTATTGCAAACGCTCTCCAGCATCGCCGTGGTGCCGCCGCCGACCTTCCAGACATTCGGCACCCATCCACCGCACTCATGCGGGCGGGGCTTGCCGTGGAAGACGATCACCGAGGCTTCTTTCGGCGGGGCTAAGCGGCAGTTGTTCGCCTTGTAGGATGCGAACATACCGGGGAAACTGTCCTGCAGAATGGCCGGGCCGAATGCCTCAATCCACGACTGATCCCCACCCGGAACGTTCGGATAGGACTCATCGACGTAGGACGACCAGATTTCGATATGCTTACCGGCTTCCCACGCCATCAGCGAAGACTGAGCGCCGAGCGTGCGGTAATAATCGCGGAGCAGGGCGAGGGGGCCGTCATAGGCCACGAGATCGTCCAGCTTGCCGGTGATGACCGTATCGAGATCGAAATACAGAATACGATCCCCAGTGGGAAACAGGCCGTCCTTGAAGAGATAGAGCTTGTTGAACCACCCGATCAGATGGCCCGGGAGTTTGCGGACCTCGATGCCGGGGCCGTAATCGTCCAGGTAGTCTGAGAAAACGATGAACCGCCCAGGATATCCGTCAGGCAGATTGCGCCGCACCGAATCATGCAGGATTTGGACGTATTCCAGTCCGCGACCCTGATAGTTTCCGGCATCGACACAGCAGATATTGAGCATTCATCCTCACATGCGAATAGCCCCGCCCATTGCTGAGCGGGGCATTTCACGTAATCGTCAGGTGATCTGGCCCTGAGCCTGGAAGCCCGGCGCCAAGGTCACCAGAACCGTCGAGGTGGTCGATGTGACGGTTGCGGCATTGGCCGAGCGCGCCCCCAGGATCTGGAGACCGGCCGACTGCACGACCTTCACCCGGCCTGCCGTTGCCGACAGGTACAGGATGACATCCGGACTGACCGTGACCGCCGTTTTCTTGACGGTTGCCGGGCCTTCGACCTGATACCAGCCATAGCTGGTGGTCGAGGTGTTGGCCGACATCGCGACCGCCAGAGGCCGGTCAGAGTTGCCGGTGGTCGGAGCCAGCGCCGTGGTGCCGGTGGCGGCGTTGTAGCTCACCAGCAGACCCACGGCGGTATTGGCGCAGCCGGCGAGCAGCTTGAACTTGCCCCAATAGCCGCTTGCCGGGTCTTTCCCTTCCACGACCTGACCGACGACCATGCCATCCGGCAGGGACGTATAGATCTGGGTCGGGAGGGCGGCGATGCCGAGGTTCTGAGGGCCTGTGAACGTATAAGCCATGATCTAAGCCCTCCTTAGGCCGTGATGACCGCCTGATAGCGGCGGCCAGAGGTGGTGAGATTGCCCGCCCAGACGTTGATGCGCGCCAGGGCGTCCTGGTTGACCGGCAGCCGGTCCTTCAGCCATTTCATGTTCGCGTCACGATGGTACTGAAGGTTCAGGTAGTCGGTGTTCAGGAAGTAGCAGTGAGACGACGGAGCGGCGCCGTTGAGACCGCCGTCGAAGATCACCGGGGTACCGGCGAACTCCAGGTTCTTGAACCCCGCCTTGGCTGTCCGCTCATCCATCACACGCTGAATGGCCGTCATCGACGACCAGAAGTAGCCGTAATAGATGTTGTCGGCGACGCCCAGATCGGGCGCGTCGGCATTGCGGGTGGTGTTCAGGATCGCGGCCTGGAAAGCGGACTGGATCGTCGTCGGGCCAGCCACCTGAGAATTGGCGCCGAAGCTGTAGACGTAATTCCGCCAGTTCGCGAAGGTCGATGCGGAGATACCGCCGACCGTCCCGAGACCGGTATCCGAGACCAGCAGCTGAAGGCCGCCGATCTGCTTGCCACCGGCCGCTGTGCCGGTGGAATAGATGCCGGTCGACATGCGATTCTTCATCGCCGATTCGGCATTCTCCACCTTGCCGGCCAGCAGGTCGATGACGGCTTCCGGGCCGCTGTTCTGCAGCATTTCCAGGCCCGAAATCTGCAGGGTCTGATAGCACTGCTTCCAGGCGTATTCCGCCGCGGTGATGCCGTCCTGCGGTGACAGGGTGAGCACATCGTAGCCGGAATACCAGTCACCCGTGGTGGACTCGATGAGGTTCATCGGGTGCAGCAGGGTGGCGCCGCCGGAGACCGCGCGGACCTTGCCCTCTTTCACGTTGTTCAGACGCTCGAGGAGGGAGACGTTGTTGAGGATGTTATCCACCAGCTTCTTTTCGCGATGCTGGAGGGTCGTGGATAGAACGCTATCCCAGGTCGAGGTCGGGATCGTGACCATGATGGAATCCTTTCATGTGGAAAGGATCAGGAAGTGAGCTGAGCAAAGGCTTCATGCATTTGGCTGCGGATATCCCCTTTAAGGGGCTGAGTTGCCGGTGGTCCTTGCGGACTGACTCCAGCTGGTGAAACGGCGCCCCGGCTCGCTGCTTGCGCGCGCGCTCGGGCCTGTGCGTTTCGTTCCTTCTCTTCCGCTGCCTTCGTGGCCTGCAAGACTTGGGCGCGGGTCGTAGGGTTGCCCCAGACCGCGCTATCGTATGCCTGCTGAAGTGCTTCCTGATCGGAAATTTGTGGATTGGCGGCTTTGATCTGCGCGATGCCCGCCGCCATGAGGGGCATAACCGTTTCGAGATGAGGCCGAAGCGGTTGCCCGTCCGGTCCTTTCTCGGAAGCGAATTGATCGATCGCAGACATCTTGGCCTGCTGGGCCTGATACATCTGCTGCTGTTCGTATTGTTGCGCCTGCTGGACCAGCTGTTGCTGCCAGCCCTCGAACTGGGCCAGCCGCTGCTTCAGGTCGGCGACATCCGGGTCAATCCACTGATTTGGATCGCCCTGCGCCGGTGCCTGCTGCGTCCCGTCCATGGGATAGGTTTTCGTCAGAAAATCGTATGCCTGTTTCCGGGTTGCCGGATTCCGGATCGCCTGATCGAACGTTGCCCACTGGGCAACTACATTGCTTGGCGTAGTGCCGAGCTGCGGGGCGATCTGGGCCGCGTAGCTCATGACCTCGGGAGCGGCGTGTTCGATGCCGTAATTCTTCGCGGCCTGGCTGAGAACCGCAGCCCGCTTGTTCGGATCGAGCAGCGCTTCCTGAATCTGCGCCCACTGATGAACGATGCGCTGGCCGGGAATACCGAGTTGCTTGCCGAGGTTTTCGGCGAAATCCAGAACAGGCTCCACGGCCCTCAGGTTCTGGTATTTCTCGAATCCCTTGGCGACATCGGCCTCGCGCTTCGAGATGATAGCCTGAAACTCCGGTGGAAGTTCGCCCCACCGGGCCTGCATGTCCTTACTCCACGATGCCGGCGGTCCATTGGGGGCCAGCGTCTCGAC